TTCAAAGTAGTGTAAGTGTGCATATCAGTTGTAAGTCCACCCTTCAGGGGGTTCGCCTTTTCAGGAGTGAGGGTTAGGGATGCCCGAAGAAACGCGAAACTTGCTTGTAGAATGAGTCTTCTCAAGCATTTTATAAACGACTTGCCAAAACAACAAAAAACAATGCAGGAGTGCATACTCAAAAAAATAAAAGCGTTCCGGTTGAAAGTGCCGGTGCTCACACTTACGAGTGTCCGCAGTGTGATCATGTGATGATCATGCGCGACATCTCTGTTGAGTGTGAAAGGTGTTGCCCCACCAAATGCAGCCTGCAGTCTGAAGAGGTACTGTTGGCTCCTACAGCGACGGAGATGGCTACATCGACCGAGGTTACCACAACTTTCATTGATGCCAATGCTGGTGCTAGTGTTGGTGTGTCAACCTCGCCATTGGACTACGAGTTAGCTGACGCGCAAACGTCTGCTGACTTGGCATCGTTCCTGGCGCGCCCAGTCCGTCTGTTGTCTCTACCATGGGCACCATCAGATCCCGTTGGTCTTTTGTCTGCAAATCAGAATGTGTGGGCAAATTTCCTGAACAATGCGTCGATCAAGAACAAGTTGAGCAACTATGCATTCATTAGAGGCAATCTAAAGTTGAAAATTGTCACGAATGCTTCACCGTTCCTTTACGGCTCTCTTCGATTGATCTATCGTCCGCTGCATCAGTTTAAGGGACTGACCATTTCTTCAACGCTACCTTCGTCGTTGGTTCCCTATTCACAGATGCCTGGAGTCTGGATTACACCGGCTCATAGTGAAGGCGCCGAATTTACTTGTCCATTCATTTGGCCCAAGTCTTTTTTGCGTACACTGGTGATTTCTGATGCCACAGCAATGGGTGCTGTGGACTTGATGGTGTTTAACCCACTGGCCAGTGCAAACGGAGCCACATCGTCAGTAGTTGTGCAAGTGTATGCGTGGATGGAAGACGTGGTACTTGCTGGACCTACTGTTGGTGCTGTGTTGCAAGCAGACGAGTACGGAGTTGGTGCTGTTTCAGCCCCAGCTTCGGCAATTGCAGCAGCAGCGTCTAAGTTGTCTAGTGTACCTACCATTGGTCGCTTTGCTAAGGCTACAGAGATCGGTGCTAGCGCAGTTTCCAATATAGCCAAGCTGTTTGGGTACACCAATGTACCTGTGATAGCTGACACTAGCCCAGTACGGAATAATCCCTTTCCATCGCTGGCTTCGGCAGAGATTGGATATCCACACGACAAGCTGGCACTTGATCCTAAGAATGAGTTGTCGATTGATCCAGCTATTGCGGGACTGGGCAGTGAAGATGAGCTGGCAGTGTCCCATTTCGTTCAGCGTGAATCCTTTCTCGTCGGGACGAGTTGGTCTAGTGCTCAGTTACCAGACACACCACTCTTCACAAGTTTGGTGGTCCCAACAATGACGTATGCAGTCTCCGATGTGATTGATTTCACACCTCCAGCATTAGTTTCGACAATGTTTAACAACTGGAGGGGTGATATGATCTTTCGCTTCAAGTTCATTGCAACAGCATTCCACAAAGGACGAGTTCGAATTAGTTATGACCCACAGGCGACTTCCATCCAAACTACAGGTGACACTGGACCATTTGTGCTGAATAAGATCATCGATTTAGGTGCAGAGACAGATGTCGAGTTTAGGATTCCATATCAACAGGCTCTACCATGGTGTTACACGCTCAGCGATCCCGCATCTTCAGTGTGGACGACGAGTGTGACACCGACGCTATCAGCTACAGAGACATTCCACAATGGGATTATCACTTTGAAGGTGTTGACGTCTCTTACGGGACCGACAACAACTGCGTCTGTGGGTGTGCAAGTGTTTGTGCGCGGAGCTGAAAATCTGGAGTTTGCTAACCCAGCGTCGCGAGATCCTGATTTGACCCCATTTGCGATTCAGTCAGAGGAGTATTACGACAATGGTACTCCAATGGCTGATGTGATGGGAACAAGCACTGAAGCGTCTACGCATCGAGCGTTGGTGAATTTTGGTGAGAGTGTACATTCGCTACGAACTCTGATGCGACGTCACAATTTCTTGGACGTCATCGTATTGCCTGCCGCTACCGCTAATACAAATGGAGTTTTCAGATTGCGGCAGACGCGATATCCAGCGTTTTACGGGTTTGATCCAAGTGGGTTGAATGTGGCGAAAGGTGTGAATGTGCCTGCTAGTAACTTCAACTTCAACTTTGTGAATGTGACGCCTTGGCATTTGATATCCAATTGTTTCCTCGCTCAACGAGGTTCAATGAATTGGGTGTTCAATCCAGACAGAAGTTCAACGCCTGTCACTTCTCGTATCACTAGGGGCAATACAGTGTTTCCCGGGTACACCGCAGCTTATTACAGTGGTCCCAACACCAATGTCAATATTGCTGCGTGTAACTTTTGGAAGCAATCTGCCAACACAGGAGCAGGCGCGTCGCTCACGCACACAAGCACAACGAACGGTCATGCTATAGTGGCACCTAGTTACTCCCCTTTCAAGTTCCAGTCCACATTTCCAGGATTTACAAGTTCGCCGGCAACGGCAACTCAGACGGGATATGATGGAACTATTTACGATTGGTTGAGTATCGAGTATCCTTACAATTCTGCTTTGTCAAGTTTGGCAAACTTGAATATTGAGCGGTACTTTGGGATTGGTGCTGACTACACACTGCACTTCTTCAGTAACTGTCCGACACTACGATACCTCGCTGCTTCAAGCGTAGTGCCAGTTTAGAAGAAGATGAAGGGGCAACAACTGGTATGTAAACATACCCGCTAACAGAGGCGTTATTTCTGATGCAGAGAATACCTGCTTAAACAAACACAATACCATACCTACGTGCAGGATGGGGCGGAC